GAACCGGCTGATTCAGTTAATAACTAAAAGAGGTAATGATGGGAGACTATTCAGAAGAGCGCCGTCAGTCTGATGTCAACTATGGCATGTTACTACAGCGTGTTAAAGATATGGACAAGAAGATGGATAAGATGGAGGAGGATATTGCCTCCCTGCTGGCTTTGGCTAACAGGAGCAAAGGTGGCTTCTGGATGGGGATGACCCTTGCTTCATTCTTCGGTGGTTTTATTACTTGGGCTATGGCTCACTTTGGGAAATGAGGGTACTTTTCCTAGCTTTGTTGTTAACTGGGTGCTCTTCGCTGACATCCTTTATACCAGGGCTGGGGGGTGGAACTAACGTAGCTGCTAACACGCAGGCTGGTAAGGAAAATAACCAAACTGGCGTAGTAGTTGGTGAGGTTAGAACTGGTAAGGTAGAGGCTCACGATATCGGTAAATTGACTCAGGCTGATCAAGCTATCAGTGCAAAGGTAGTCGATATTACCAATGTCCCACCTTGGGTTGTTTTGTTGTTAATTCTTGGATGGCTGCTCCCTTCCCCTAAAGAGATGTGGGACGGGTTGTGGAATATCCCTAACAAGATTAGAGGAAATAGTAATGCCACTAAAAAAAGGTAAGAGTGATAAGGTTGTTAGTTACAACATCAGTAAGATGGTGAAAGAGGGTCGCCCTCAGAAGCAGGCAGTCGCTATCGCTCTGTCTACGGCTGGGAAGGCTAAACCTAAGAAGGGGAAAAAGAATGGCTGAAAAATCATTTGCCGATTATGTTAAAGATGTTATGAGTGTTCTGCCTTCGGTGGACAGGTCTAACATGCTTGCTCCTACCACTATGTCAGCGGAGGAAGTGGCTGCATACAGGGCTAACCCTTTTTATAAACAAGAAGAGATTCGCCAGCGTATTGCAGCAGAGGAAGCGGCTAAAACGCCCACTACGCCTATTTCTCAGGGTATGATGGCTGATGGTGGTGATAGTGGTGGTCAAGACCAACCAATAAATCCATATGTAGCTGCTTTTCTGGAAGCCGAGACTCCTCAAGAGAGAGCAAATAGAATACAAAATGATTTGTTTGGTCTTAAACCTATAGGCGCTTTTATGTTAGGGGGAACAGCAGGGCTTGGTGGTTTACTTAGTGGACAGCCAGTAACTCCAGCTTTAAGCGCCCAAAGAGCGATGCAGTATCAGAATACACCTAATTGGTTAAAAGATATGTTTCCTGGGACATTTGGGGTTGGGAGCCCTTATGCTGATGCTGCGAGAGCACAAGAATATCAAAATAATTTACAAGACATTTTGAGTAGGACAGGATTTAGTCCTGATGGGTCTACATATACCTCATCTTATGGTGGGACTTATGATACCAGTGGTATTAGTGCAGCAGAACAAGCAGGATTAGAATCCGCAAGGGATACTTATGGATATGGCTCAGATGCAAATTATTTTGGGGATTAACCCATGAGACACTCAATTGGCAGAACCCTACCAGCGTCTACTAATACCCAAGTTTTGTTAGTACCAAACGGGTATATTGCTGATGTTAGCATGGTTTTTATCAGCAACACCAGTGGCTCCACAGGCAACATCACCTTCTATTGGCAGCATGGGCATGATGCTTCCCATCAGATTTATATCCTAAACACTAAAACTATTAACTCAAAGGATTACCTACAGCTTTCCAATGGCAATGTTGTTATGAAAAGTGGGGATTCCTTCGTCTTTAACCCCTCTTCGGAGATGAATGTTATTGTTACATTTGAACTGTTCAAAGCGCCACAACTGTTCACTTTTCCTAACGAATAACTTGACAAATTGTAAAAATTGTGTTATAATACTCACAATAAGGAAACTACATGAATTACGTTGATTTAGTAAATAAAGTTCTTTTGCGGCTTAGGGAAACTCCTGTATCAACTGTCCAGGGGTCTGGTAACTCTAACGCCTACGCTCGTCTTATTGGTGAGTTTGTTAATGAGTCTAAAAGCCAAGTAGAGGCTGCATGGGACTGGAGTGCTTTGCGTAGTACTCTCACAGCCTCCACAACTAATGGGGTGTTTAACTACGAATTGCAGAACTCACGCAACAGTTTTAAGGTGTTAGATGTTATCAATGATACAGATGACATTGAGATGCAATACAGGGATGCTAGCTGGTTTAACAGGGAATTCTTGACAGCAGACCCTCAAAGGGGTTCTCCAGCCTTCTACAACTTTAACGGTGTTAGCGCAGATGGTGATACGTTGGTGGATATCTACCCAATCCCAGACGGTGTGTACACGCTTCGTTTTAACGTCACCTTGCGTAACCTTCCCCTTAGTGCTGATGCTGATGAGTTGTACATTCCCTCTCGCCCTGTTATCCTTCTAGCAACGGCGATGGCTATTGAGGAGCGTGGTGAGGATGGTGGTCAACAAAGCATTAACGCCTATGCTGCCGCCAAGAGTGCCCTAGCAGATGAGATTTCTTTGGATGCAGCCCGTCACCCTGAAGATACTTTGTGGTATAGCGTATGAAAGAATTACAGACACTTTCGATTGTAGCTCCCGGCTTTTACGGGCTTAATACACAAGAGAGTGGTGTTACCTTGTCCTCTAACTGGGCGCAGCTGACCGATAATGTTGTTATTGACAAATACGGTAGGTTGGGTGCGCGTAAGGGATGGCAAATGAAAACAACTAGTGGAGCTTCACAGTTGAATGGAGAGCCAATCAATTTTATGATTGAGTATATCTCTCCTGCGGATGCTTCCACCATTGTTTCTGCTGGTAATCATAAGGTGTTTACTGGTGGTTACAATGCTGCTTTAACTGACATCACTCCTGCCTTATACACTATTACAGGAGATGACTGGCAAGGGGCTTTCCTATATGACCATGTTATTCTAACACAGAAAAACCATGAGCCTTTGATTTACACCCAGAGTGCTTCTCCTGTGTGTCAGACAATGACTGATTATACAGGTCTTACTCAAAATTATGGCACAGACTACCCTAAAGATGTAATTACTGGTTATGGGAGGTTCTGGGCACATGACGGTAAAACAATTTATTGGTCTACTGATATTGCTGACACTGCTTTTCCAGCATTCAATGGTGGCACAAGTGGTACGCTTAACATCAATGCAGTGCTGCCAAACAATGTAGACAGGATTGAAGGGCTTGCTGTTCACAATGACTTCCTAATTATCTTTTGTAAGAACAACATTGTTATTTACAAGGGAGCCAGCAATCCTATTGGTTTTGGTTTCGTTATCAATGATATCATTACTGGTGTAGGCTGTGTTTCTCATAACAGCATTCAGAGTACAGGTAATGACCTCATCTTCCTATCTGATACTGGCATCCGCAGCCTAGGAAGGTTGTTACAGGAGAAGAGTCTCCCCATGAGAGACTTAACCAAGAATATCCGCGATGACTTCCTGAAGGATGTTAATGCTGAGATAGCCAACTATGGTTCACTTGATGACATATCTAGTGTGTACAGTGAAACAAATGCCTTCTATCTAATTTCCTTCCCGTCTACTGAAACAGTTTATGTGTTGGATATGCGTCAAGCAATGGAGGATGGTAGTTCTCGGTGTACAGTTTGGTATCAATACCCAGCCCATACTTTCTTGCGTATGAGGGATAGAACATTGTTGGTAGGTAAACCAAATGGTATTGGAGAGTATAGGGGGTATCAAGACAATGGTAATTCTTATCGCCTGCGTTACTTCTCTCACTTCTTAGACTTAGGTAGTAGCACCACTAACAAGATGCTGAAGCAAATGAAGGTGGTTATCCTAGGTGGAAGTAACCAGCAATTCTCATTAAAGGTTGGTACTGACTACAGTGGCTCTTACAACTCATATCCCTTTACTGTAGAAGAAGGAGTGGTGTTTGAGTATGGGATTGCAGAATATGGTATAGGTGAGTTTACAGGCGGTGTACTACTAGACAGTATTAAGAGTAGTGTTGGCGGTAGTGGTAATATTATTCAAATTGGCTTTGAAGCAAATGTCAATGGAACTGAGTTATCTGTTCAGTCCATAGATTGCTTTGTTAAAACTGGAAGGATTAGTTAATGGCTAATTACATTAAAGCAACAGATTTTACATCTAAGGATGCTCTACTAACTGGCGACCCAAATAAGATTGTCAGAGGCAGTGAGATTGACGATGAGTTGGACAACATTCAGACTGCTGTTAACTCTAAAGCAGATTCTTTGTCTCCTACGCTCACTGGAGTGCCTCTAACGCCTACAGCTTCCTTTGGGACTAACACCACGCAAATTGCAAGCACTGCCTTTGTGCAGACTGCCTTACAAGCTGCTTACCCCGTTGGCTCTGTCTACATTAGTACACTAGCGACTAACCCCAACACCTTGCTTGGTTTTGGTACTTGGACTGCCTTTGGTGCTGGTAAAGTGCTGGTAGGTCAAGATACTGGTGACGCATCATTTGATACACTTGAGGAAACTGGTGGTAGTAAAGATGCTATTGTTGTAAGTCACACGCACAGCATTACAGACCCCGGACATAGTCATACTGTGGGTACTTATGACGATACCAATACAGGGCCGGGGGGCACTATTTCTAATAATAGTAATAGTCCTTCTACCAATATAAACACAACTCTCGTTACTACTGGTATTTCTATCCAGTCAACAGGTTCATCAGGCACTAACGCAAACTTGCAACCCTATGTGGTTGTTAAGATGTGGAAACGTACAGCTTAAAGGGGAAATAATATGGGATGGGAAACACTTCTTCCAATTGGTTTAAGTATGCTAGGGGCTGGACAAGCCCAGAGCGCAGCTAGAGAATCTGCTCAGAGTAACATCGAGGCGGCTAAGATTGCTGCTGAAGCTGCTAAGTTCAAGCCCTACTCAATCACGACAGGGTTTGGTACTAGCTTCTTTGATGAGC